TTTCTACAACCAGCAAAAAATGATTCTAAAATACTATCAATACGAACTTTGTTTGTTTCATTTCCTAATACTTTATTTACAATAACATTAAGTACTGATGGATGGTCGACAACAATTTTCCAAGATAAAGTACCAGTTCTACTTGTATTTTTATAGGTATATATAGGCTCAGGTCTTCCTAAGAAATCAGATGGATTCCAATTCGCACTCACGTTTTCACTAAATGTTAACCCATATGGAGGAAACCACATAACTCTACCTCCATTTGGGCCTCTTTCACAAACAGGCAAATCCGCAACTGAAAATCCTGGAGTATTTGAAGTCGCCCATGCCAAATTTTCAATTGAAAACATATATTTTTTGGCATAAGCATTATTATATGTTCCAATCAAATTGGTTGAATCTTGACCACCTTCTTGTTTGTTTGGAGCAATGTTAAGATTATATGTCTTATCTAAAACCGAATACGAAAATCTTCTACCTTCAGTAACAATTCCATCTGTTTTTTGTAGGTCATTATATTGAAGATATGGTACGTCTTTAGTAAAAACTCTACAATATTCAGTTCCAACTTCTTGTCCAATAGCTCCTGTATATTGTATAACCTTTGAACCTTTGGTTAATTCTTTGTAACCATCATGGAATATTTTACTAACTTGGTCTATTGCATTACCAACGTGTTGTAATCTTTTACCCCCTTCAGGTTGGCTATTAATAATTCTTTGAGTGTCATCAAGGATTGAACCTTCTTTAAAGGTTCTTTCTGTAGATTCGGTTGTATTATATGATGAAGGTTTAAAGTCTTCATCTTGGTCTAATATAACCCCACCTACACCTACTTTCTTACCCGCATTTCCTTTGTATTTTGGAGACACCCAAGTGAATCCACCTTCAATACCACCACCATTACTATATGTTGGGCCATTAGCACCTAAACGAATTTCCTTACTTGGACCTTCATATAACTGTGCCAACTCATGTGGTCCAAATACAGGTGATTGTTGTTCATTACCAAACGCGTCTACGGGTAAAGCTCTACTTGGTGAGAATACTCTTGATGGGTCTGACGTTGTTGAACCAATATAAAAATTAGCATTGTTTGTTTCGGTCCCTACAATCGCACCTCCTAATCTGTCAAGTAATGTTCTATCGTAATTTGGTTTGTATCTATTGTAGTTAATATTTTTCCACAATATAGATTTTTGTCCAGGACCTGTATTGTTGTAGAATATTTGTGAACCAGTCTTACCCGCACCTAAAAGTTTACTTGTTAAATTACCTAAAGCGGCAAGTGGATTTGCCAATAAAGCTTGTCCAATTGTTGTTGGTTGACCTGGATTAATATTTGGGTCAAAATATGAACCAGGTATTAATGAAAAAGGTACAAGACTACCACCTAATCTAAGTCCAAAATCAGCAGCGGCAGTTATAGGATTGGCAGGAACGGTGATTTGATAATTAGGTTCAATTAACGGAACTCTACCCGTTAGAATATTAACAACATTGGTACTACTATTAATATTTAAAAAGTTGGCACGGCCAATAGTTTCTCTAACAATCGCTCTACCAATTCTTTCTTCAAATTCTCTTTTAAGTGTTCTTGCACCTAAACGAGCAATAAACGAATCTTGACTTAGTAATCCATTACTACCTGTTGGGTCGGGGCTTAATAAAATAGATAATGGACTATACGATGAAGGATTAAAAATTGTTGGATAAGGTTGATTATTATATAACTGTCTTATTCCACCAGGTATTGAACTTGATATTGTATCTGGTGTTGTAATATAAACACCAGCATCATATTGTTCTAATCCTCCATTACCAAAAGCGTTAACCGCCAAATACGGTCCAGTAATACCATTAAAACCTTTTTGAGCGGCAATCTTAGCTTGGTCAATAATATGCGCATCTTGTTGACCAGGACCATATTCACCTTTATTTGATACAGTATTTAAGTTTCCACTAATATCAGGTACTAATTGGTAACCTCCGTCGTTACCCCACCTATTAAGCGGATATTGTTTATCCGCATAAAAAGTTGTATCAATAAGACCATCAGGACTATCGACCACTGAAAAATCGGATTGAATTACTTCGTAAGTTGTCGGAGGCGTAACTTTAGTAGGGGACTTAGCATAAGGTACTAAATTCCTTGTAATTAGTTTTTTTCTAAAACCTTCTGTGTTTATATAATCTAATGGACTACCCATTTATACTTTTATTAATAAATAGGTTGATGGTGTTTTTTTGTTAGACATTTATCTTCTTTCTAACTCTTTTGCCTTTTGATTGTAATATTCGTAAATCTTTTTTTTGAATTCGTCTGATTCAAAAAATGTTTTAAATTGTTGCTCACTAACACCCGCAGGTGCATCGACTTTAATTGTAATTGTACCTCCAAAATCAACTTGGGAGTTAATATTAGTTGTTTTTGTTTTTGTGTCCATAGGTGTTGGAGTACTACCTTTACCAAAAACAGAACTTCTGGATAATGGTTCTGATTTTTGTGTTCCTGTTATTGCAGAAGTTTTACTTGTTGTTTCTGGAGGTCTTCCAATACCTGTTAAAATTTCTGAAGTATATTTTTTAAATTCTTTTTCAATTGCACTACTACCAGTAACTTTTTTATTACTTTCTTCTAAAATATCTTTTAAAGCCTCCATACCTTTTTCTCCATACGAACTTGCTTTACTTTTAATCCCGTCTTGAAGTTTTTCTAGTTTAGTTGCAAAATCCGCACTACTAATCTTACCCGTATCTTTTTGTAGGAAAAGCTCTCCCATTTTACTCACAGCACTGTTAACACTTTTTGTTATTTCAGCACTTTCAGGTACATTTTTATCAACGGCACCTGTAACTGCTCTGGTTATTCTGTCAGCTCCTAATACGTTACCTCTAACAACCGCAGAACCAGCAATACCAAAAGTTCCTTTTGCAATATTAGCGTCTAAAGATTTTTGAATATTTTTTAAAACATCTAATTGGTTAATTTGTATATCTTCTAAAGTTTTTGGGGCTTTTTCTTGTTGTTCTCTTAACTTTGTAAGTTCTTCTTGGGTAATATCACCTAATTTTTTTTGTTCTACTTTACCAGTTTCATCATCTTTAAGTTGGACAACATACTCATTATCTTTCATTGTTGCCATATTAGCCAAAAACTGCTTATCTTCTTCGTTTTTAAAATTTAAAGATGGGCTAATAGCCGAAAGTCTTTTATCTAAATCGGCGGCTGCTAATGCGGTTTTTGCAAGTTCTTTACTACTAATACCAGTAACTTCCGACATTTCTTTTAACATTAAGATACCTTGAGGGTTTATCTTAAATGATTTTGTTTTTTCGTCAAATTCAGTGTATTGTTTTGTCGCTTTAATAATACTATCTTGTAACGCACCTGGGTCATTAATTGAATCGTTCATTAATTTAAATGGGTCAACTAATCCACCAATATTTACTCCCAACCTTTGAAATCCTGCCGCAGCCTCAATAGCACCTTCAGGTGACATAACTTTATCTGCGAAATTAGCGGTATTTTGCATATCAAACCTCAACATTGAAGCTTGGGCTGCCATTTTTGTCAATCCTTGAACACCATCACTAAAGTTGAATCTATTCATCAACTCCATGTTACCAGTAACGTCTTTCATTACTGTTTTGGCATTAAGACCAACACTTTGAACATATTCTATTTAGTTTTCTAAATTTGGACCAATTTGAGATGTTTCATACCCAACTTGAGCAAAAGTTTCAACTAAAGTTTTAGAATCTGTATTAAGAATTGTTGACGCGGCATATAATTTACTAACTTGTTCTTCTGTTGCGATAACATTTCTCCTCGCACCATCAGCAATTCCAATCATTGTTCGACTAACCTCAGAAATATCACCACCTAAACGAATAACACCTGCTGCCGCTCTTGAGACAGCATCATTCATTTCATCTAATCTAGTCCTACCTTGTAAGAACGCATTGTTTAACTTGTCCGCCTCATCGTACATGCTACCAATGGCGTCCAAGATATTTTCCATTGGACTTCCTAATTTTTTAAAACTTTCTTCAAGGTCTTTAAGACTACCTTTATCTTCTGGATTAAAATCTGCCATAATTTAGAATTACTTTTATATATAAATAGAAGAAGGACTAAAATTTAGTCCTTCCTATTTTCTTCAATCCATTTATCCAATAAATATTTTCTAACAAATATCGGCATTTGAATAAAATCTTGATATGTTATTTTCATTAAGTTATTCAGATAGTAAAATTCATCTATCTGACTTTTCCTATAATTAGAAGAAAGGACGAAAAAATTCGACCCCGAAACCAACATTTACTGTTAGTTTTTCTCCTGACGGGGTCGTAATAATTTTAGTCATATCCAATCTTGGTTCATTTTCATTCATGAAACTTCTAATAAATTTTGAATCAGCGATTGGCATTGATTCAACAAATTTTGCAATAATCGCTTTATCGGTTGAACCATCAACCTCAATAATTTCTTTTTGCATTCTCCAAGTAATTTTTGGAACAACCCTTCCTTGAGGATATGTGTCCGCCATTTTACTAATCTCCAAAATCTCACCATAAGTTAATGGTTTAAGTTTAATTGTTGATTGTGTTTTTGGTAAATTAATTATAAAACTTCCGTCTTCATTTGGTTGTTGACCATTAACAATTGATAATTGATCTAACATAACATTTGTTTGAAACTGTTTTTTAGTTCCAGGGTCAGTAAGATTTAATGTCATTTCAGGACCAAACCCTGTGTTTCTTAGGAAAATTAAGATAGCCTCAACATCACCCTCAATAAGGTCTTCAACCCTCATATCTGGTTCGTATATTTTTGCCCTTAACAAATTAAGGGTTAAATCACTTCCACCCGCCATTATAATATTTTCATCCGCAGCAGTTAAATAACCAACCTTAATTGATTTTTTTCTGTTTTTGTAAAAAATACCTTGAGATGGTAATGGTACCACGTCGTGTGGTAATGTAAAATTTTGTTGACCGTAGTCGTTTGATTGTGTGTCCATATAAAAAAATTAACCGTAAAGTTTATCGCTTTACGGTTAAATATAATTAGGTTTGAAAATTTGTAAATAGTATTAGTAAACTAACACACATCTGTCCATTCTTAATGTTGCAGATATTGTTGCTAATCCATCAGTATTGTATGCTAACGAATCAAAGTTAACATCGGTTAAGAATGTTCCATAAAGAATCCATTTCTCAACAACAACTCCTGTTGGGTCCAACATTTCAAGGTCGATGTCTTTTTTGTAACCCGCAGCATAACCCATACGACCTGTTACTGATTCAGCATGTAAACGAACCCACTCCATAAGAGCTTGAGCTGCTGATGGTCCAATAGGGTCACGAAACTTAACTGGAATTGTTTGCCAGTTGAATCTACCTGCAACGTAAGTAGATGTGTTTAAGAACGGTATTTCTGTTGCAACAATTGTAATGTGTGGTCTAGCCGTTGACTCTACAAACCATTCGTTAATACCCAAACTTGATGGAAACCTTAGGATAAAACGATTTTGACGTTTAGGTTCGTAAGGTATCGGCATTTTCATTAATAAATCAGCCATGTTATTTTATTTTTTTTTAATTTCTTTGTTGTTTATATCTATAAATATAGTCTTGTTAAAAAATTTTTCTCTTTACTTTTTTTTCTGTGAGATTATTCTTTATTTATATTCCTTTTTAATGCCTCCAGCAGTAGAATAAGTCTTAACTATATTATCTGGTTTATTTTTAAAATGCTTACTCATTACTTCTACGTTTCTTATATCATCATCTGAAAATCCTATACTAGGTTCCATTGGAATAAAGTTATTAGATATTTCATTTTTTATATATGCTTTTTTATTAAGTATGCCAGCAATTCCTTTTATATAGGAAACAAATTCATCCATCGCTTTAACTTTTAATTCTTCAGGATTGGCAGCACTTCCTTCTCCAAACGTAACTGGATGGTATTTATTGAGTTCTAAATATGATTTAATTAAATCATCATCACTCATATCTTCTTCACCAACAAAGGTCCTATATTTTTTAAGGTTTTTAATTAGTTGGTCTTTGTCTATACCATTATATCCACTAACAATGTAATTGTAAACGGCTTGTTTTAATGTTTCGGGTTTGTGACCTCTTGCAGTAACAATTGAAAATATTGAACCGTTATTGATTGCTTCTCTAAAGTCTCCAAATGCAGGACCTTCTTTAGCCCTCATAGCATCAATTAAAAAATCTTTGTCTCCCGCAGTTTTAAAATTTCTAAAAGCTTCGTTAGATAAACCAACAATAGTTTCACCTTTATATTCAAAAGGTTTTTTACCTAAATCATGTCTGTATTCCGCAAAGTCATCAGTACTCATACCAATTTCATCACCGTCTTTAGTCTTTAACATTATCTTTGTTGGCATATGAACAATGTTATCGTCCCAATCAAACGCATAATATTTCATGTCTGGAGTCCCTTCTCCTTTAAATCCTTCTTTAATTTGTTTTTTCATACTTTGGCAATTAAAGGGGATACCGAAGTATCCCCGTTAAATTTATTAGATATTTTCAAACGAAGCTCCTGTTGGAGTGATGAAGAACTCAATGTCGATGAATTCTAACGCCTTCGTTGGTTTTAAGTAGATTTTACCTACAAGTCTGTTAGCGTCTAAATCTTCAGGTGTTGAAGATACAGTTACACGGAAATCGTATAAACCTCTATCTCTTCTGATTGAATCTAAGATAGGGTTAACACTATCCAAGAATTGTTGTCTAACTACTTGGTCATTTTGTTCAAACAATAATCTAATTGCTACTGCTGAAATTAACTTACGAGCTTGAAGTAATAATCTTCTTACGTTCAATCTGTTAAGTGCGGTGTCCGCAACTTGTAATGTTTTATTACCCCAAATTACTGTTCCAACATCAGAGAAAGTTGCAATTGGGTTGATTCTACCTTGATACAATGTATCTCTATCTGTTTGTGTAAGTTTTTGTCTAGCTTTGATTGAATTAACAAGACCTCTTGTGTAACCCGCTGATGCGAACCAAGGGAATGAAATGTTATCTGTCAATGCTAAGTTTCTACAAACCTCACCAGTTGGTGGTAAGTAAATTTGTGTATTATTTACTGTGTCTCTTGTTAAAATCCAAGGATAGTAAGTTGCGGTATAGTTAGAATCAATTCCTGTGTTATCCAAGTTATCAACCGCTTCTTGTGAGTAGATAATGTCTTGAGGATTTGTTGAGTCAGGAGTAAACATTTGGTAGTCAGGAGTTGTAGCGATATAAACCGAGTCAGCTCTTGAGAATTGTACCATGTCAATTGCTTCTTCTACTAAGTTTGAGTTATTAACATAATCAATTGATGTTGTTGCAAAAACGTTAATGTTTGTAGATTCAGGATTTGAGAATGTTAAAATACCGAGTAAATAAGCGTAATAGTCTGTATTAGCAAAATCTTGAGTATTGTTTTGTATAACAATTCTTTTAAATATACCTTCACCTGTTGCTGTTGGGTATCTTGAAGATGGAGACGCCCCTGCTAAGTAACCTGCAGCACCTATTTGGAATCTATCTTGGTTAGTTCTCCATTCTCTATAAATGTCCCATCCGTCAAATCCACCTGCAAAACATACAGTATATTTTCTTGAGAAGATGAAGTAGTATGGATTTTCTTGAGTTTCAGGGTCGTTTCTAAATTCAGCAACACCACACTCAAATGCAGTTTCACCACTTGACATTGACGAGATTCCAATTGTAACAACGGTTGCACCTGAGTCCATGTGGAAACCTTTACTAATAACATTCCAACGTTGACCCTCAACCAAAGGATTTGAAATCCAATTTGAAGGATTTTGTTTACCTTTATATGTTAAGAAAGACTCATCAATACCAAATTGACTTGAGAATCCTAAATAACTTCTTCTAACAATATCACCTGCAGATTCAACTGGAGCACCGCCCGCATTTGTACCAAAAGGAGGATTATAAATTACTTCTCCAGGAAAATAGTATTTTGTTTTATATTTCGGATATGGTGAAGGGTAAACATTATAATCTAAATATTCTCTTTGAGTATATCCATAGAATCCACAAGGTAACGCGTCAATTGGGGCCTCATCAGCCATTTCCACCATTATGAATTTTGATATTAACGCAAATTCACCATTTGAAGATCCTATTTTTTTAGCTACAAAGTTATTTGTTGCTGGATCCATATTACAATTTGTGAATTTTTCAATTACAACAGGGTTAGAATCTGTATCAAAGAAATTTCTAACTAATACATCAAATGACATGTTATTATATGATAAGTTTGCAATTGAAACTTTAATTTCGGTGTTTGCAGAATTACCATCAGAAATTGAAATAAATTTAAATAAATTGTAAACTTTATTACCTCTCAATTCTGAAACTAAAAATGGTGTTTCAGGTGATTGATATTGTTCTAAATTGTAAGCAATTGAAGTTGACTGCTCACTTCTAGCTTCAGGTAATGCTATTAATCCACAAGCTAAACCACGAATATATCCTTCATTGTAAGCATAGTTTAATGATGCTTGGTAAGCCTCCTCAACATAAATTGGAACTTCAAATCTTGATTTACCAAAATTATCAACACCCAATACTTTAGTTATGTACTTTGCAGATGACGCTAATAATGAAGTTTCAAATGTGAATGTTTCATTATTTTTAGTTATACCTGATAATAAAAAAGTTGAGTAAGGTGATTTTGTAATTCCTGAATATTGTCCTGTACACACTAATTGTAAATCTGTGAGACCACTTACTTGGTAAACTGGTCCGTGATTTTCACTTGCACTATTATTTTCAAATAAAGAGATACCTCTTGAACGAATAGTACCTACAATCATGTTATTAAATTCTGTGTATGCAGTACCTGTAAATGCATATGAGTTACCAACAATAGTACCTGTAAATGTGTTAGACGCTCCTGAAACTAAGTTTGATACTGTATAGTAGAATGAATAACCTGTATAATTGTTTGTTGTTGAGTCATTATTTTCAAACTCAAAATTTGCATAATACCAAGAATCGTTATCACCTTCAGTTAAGTCATTTTGAACAAAATCATTTTCACAACCATAAGGATTATAATCGGTAGTGTATGTACTGGTTAACGTTTGATAATCAGTTTCAGGAATTGCACCATATATAACTGCAGTAGTTGCAGATGTTGATGGTAAATCCATGATTGAATCTAAAAAATTATTAAAATCATCTTGTAATGTTGATGTTGTACCGTCTTGTAATCTATATTGTACATTTAAATTAGCATTAACTTCGGCAGGTAAAGAACCCCCAACAAAGGTAACTGTATTACCTGTTGAGCTTCCTGTGAAGTTCGCACTAAATGGAACACCAACAGATGGGTTTCCAATAGTCGTTGGGTCTACATTGGCGGTAACACTAAGAGACCATGAAGGACCTGCGTCATAACCTGATAAACCCAAAACTCTGGTAACAAACAATTGGTTTGATTGTTGTAAATATGATTTAGCAATATATGCTGCTTCATATTTTGGTATTTGAGTATTAAAAAACTTAACGGGTTCTGTTCCCCCGAAATAAGCTTGGAACTCATCATAATTTGTTATGAATACTGGTTCGAATGCTGGACCTTTTATTGTTTCTCCAACAAGACCTAAAGTCGTTACACCCACACTTTGGGCTACGAATGATAAGTCGGTTTCAGATGTGTAAACGCCTGGTGATACGAATACTTTTTGATTTGCTTGTGCTGTTGCCATTATTAAATTATTCTGTTACAGATTTATTTTATAGATAAATATTCATTATTATATGAAAAAACTTTACTTTTGGGTAAGTATTTATAAACGGTAGGAATTAATTCTACCTTTTTTCTCACCATGAAAACAAAGAAAGAAATCAAGAACATAAAAATATCCCCTGAATCACATGATATACTGAAAAAGTACTGTGATAAGCGTGGAATAAAGATTTATAAGTTTTTAGAAAATTTAATTATTGAAAAGTGTAAAGAGAAGAAAGATATATACGGAGAGGATTAAATTAACTTACTATTAAAAGTAATTTTAGATTCTTGAGTATTATCAATCTTTGTAACTTCAATCCTTAGAATGTCATTAGTTGTAATTTGAATTACTGAAACATCACTACCATAATAATCATCATTAATGTAGACATCGTATATATCAACATTATCTGTTCCCACAAGAGACATGTCCGCACTAAAGTCAATCATGTCAATTAATGTTGTATTACCTGAAACAAATAAAAAATTAGATTCAAACTCATTTGGGTTTTCAGGATATTTGTTTCTTCTTGGTCTTCTTGTTGTGGTGTCTATTTCAAATAATTGAGTTATTCTTTGAATTGCGGGTTTAATTTCAAATTCATCCTCATCGATTAGATATCCCAACATTGTAAAGTCATAATTCTGAATATAGTATTTTCTTGCCTCTATTGTCATTTGAGATTCGTCTGAAACATTATCTAAAATAATTGGAACGTATTGACCCTTAATAAATGTATATGCCTGTCTTGATGAAAATGTTTGCATAACAACTTTATTAAGTTGATTAAGCTCTCTCATTCTGTTACAAATAATTTTAACACTATATTTGATATCAACAGGAACAGGTTGTGGAATTGTATAAATGTCCATACCTTGCTCATTACCATTCCAAGTTGGAACGGATGCATAATAAAATTGTTTTCTATTTGGAATTGTATATTGAAGTGATGGATTTGTACCATATTTAACTTCAGGTTGTCTAACAACCGTAATAAATGGTGGTGACGGATTGTAATCCAAATCCACAAACTTCCAAGTTTCTAAATATTGTGACCAATTTTGCGTTGTAATAATAATATCCAACATAGGTACAATTTTTCCTGCAGTAACAACCTCAAGTTCTGTTTTAACAAAATCCAACATACCCCTATCCAAATCGGCATGTAATACTGACTTAGGTAAATAAGTTCCGTCCTCTTTAATATACTCTAAAAGTTGTTCTCTACGTTCAGATAAAACTTTTTTTGGAACAAGTGGTAATGTTTTTTTAACTATATTTCTTGGTAATGGCATTATAATATTTTATTACTTTTATTTATATTAAATCCCCCTAAATTCGTTTTCACTAACATATGTTGCAACAATTGTTCTATAGAACGGTTTGTAACCCGCATATGTATGTTTGTTATCTGACCTTACATATCCATCATCACTAACAGAATAATATCTAACTCTATCTTCGCTCTCGTAGTACCCAAGATAATCACCTTGAAAAATCTCAACACCTAAATCATCAAGTTGTTTTTGATAAACCGAGAATTTCATATTACCAGGTTCTTGTTGTCCAACCCTAGAATTACCCAAAAATTTATTGGTTGGAGCCATAACCTGAACAAGGCCTTTTAATTCAACAGGTGCTAAGAATTGTATTCCATCTTCTAAAACTTCACCATATACACTATCAGTCTTTGTTTTATATCGGTCAATACGATATAACACAAC